CCTTCACCAACCATATCAGTAATAGTGGCTTCTTCAGCTTCCGTGTAAGTACGCGGGGTGACTTTCTTTTCGGCAGGCTTCACGTGAGCTGTCATCTCGAGTGACAGAGCCTTACCGTTGATTTGACGAGCAGTGAATTTACCGTCCATAAAGGAGCCAGCAATATCTTCTGCGGTCATGTTTCCTGAGTTTGCCTCAAGGAAAGCGGCCAGTGCCTCAGTCTCTTCCGCAGAAAAGACAGGAGCAGCGCCTGGCTTTTTAGGTACGTCGTAACCCAGCTTACGCAGTTTTGCGGTCACTGAACGACGCGGAAAATCGAATTCACCCATGAGCGATTCGATAAGTTCTTCGGTTACACCCGAACCTGCAACTTCGTGCATACGTGCAACCATATCTTCAGTATATTCAAATTTTGACATAGTTTGATCCCCTCTGATCGAAAGTTAATGTTTTGAATTTCTTCAAGAGATTGTCTTTCCCTTGACTTTGTATAATGATATTACAAGAAAACTTTATAATAAGCAAAGACAAAGTGGCTGTTTTTGGTTTCATGGTTGTTTTAAAAAAGATTAAAAATCACCAGATAACACATCTTTTTTGCTTGACCAATAGTCAATGATGGTTATACCAAGAGTTGTCGCACGCTTGTACTTTGAAGAGCTAGTATCACCTGCTGTGATCAGAGCATGACAGTCCTTAGTCACTGTTCCAGTAACTTTAAAACCTTTACCCTCAAGTATCTCAGCTAACTGATTACGAGTCATATCTAGCTTTCCTGTAATACATACTTTTCGTTGAGTTTCCAAAACAGCTTCAACCGTGGCAGTCTGCTCAAGTTGAAGAGGTAAGGTATAAACCCAATCTTCATTTTCGTCGAGCCAAGATAATACTGAATCTACAGTAGACGGACCAACTCCTTTAATATCGGTTGTCTCTATATCTCTAAGGTTCCTAAAAGCTGGAATGTGAGCAATAATAAGTTTTGCAGCACGTTTTCCAACTCCAGGAATTCCGAGGGATGCTAGAACTAAGTCATAAGGTTTAGTTTTAGTCCGTTCAATCTCGGCCTCGACCTTGGCACCATTAGCACCAAGCTTGTTCCAGTTTTGATCTTCAAAGATGTCTACTGGATGTGTAAGTCCCATCTTTTGAACAGATGCTGGACCTAACCCTTTGATATCAATAGTTTTTATAAAGTGTTCTAAAACTTTTGATGTGTTGATATTACTCTTATCCGCAACCAACAACCTAGGACCATCTCTCTTTGTTTTACTACCAATGGTCTGTTCTGCGTGACTTGCGTTAATCTTTAGTCCATGATCAGAGTGCTGAACAACGCCAACGAACTTTGGTATTACTCCACCAGCTCGTTCAATCTGAATCATGTCGCCTAAACCAAGATTATTATCTTCGATAATTCCAATATTATGGAGAGTAACCCGAGAGATAGTCGCATCGTCTAGAATGACAGGATCAATAACCCCTGTTGGATTTACTGTTCCAGTGCGACCTACTACCCAAAGTACATCTTGCAAAGTAGTTACAGCTACCTCTGCTAGTCTCTCTTTAAGAGCTACTGCAAACTTTGGATATTTTGATGTGTAACCAATCTGTTGTGACTTACTGTAAGAATCACAACGATATACAACACCGTCTCTCGGATAGTCCCATGCACGATCATGTCGTACAGTAAAGAAACCCATTTTTGCCACAATGTTCATACGAGCTAAGTAGTTCATATTAACACCGAGCCAGTCATGGGCAATAAAGTTGATGTTCCTGTCTCTAAATTCTAGAGCAGATTTCAACCCAAGAGCACCACTCACGTAGTTTCTAAAGTTCTCAACTTCATTGTCTGTCACACACTCACCGTTAATAACGACTTCATCGAATTCTGTATCGATTCTTGCAGGAGCATTTTTCAAAAACTCTACAAGATGTGTAACATTCTCACCTTGTTCACCGTTACCACGGGTCAAGGCTAGTTCAAGCTTACCTCTTTTATAGATGAGAGTAAGATTAGTCCCATCAATTTTAGGAAGCTCGATATCCATCCAGTCATCAACCTCTTCTTTATCGTAAACTTTACGCAAAGAATACAGTTTGTAAGGATGGGTCACTTTTCCAGCCGCACCGCCAACAAGTTTAGTTGGGGAATCGTGATCCCGCCAACCTTGGGCTTTCTCCATCGCCTCTAATTTATCATAAAGCTGATCCCACTCACTATCTGTGATAGTGGGAGCAGCCTTATCATAGTAGGCAATATTGTGTTGCTGAATGAGTTTTTTAAGTTCTTGATAATTCATATATAGATAATAAGAGATATTTAACTATTATGAAAGTTTAATGTTACTTATCTTCGTAGGATTCGATAAGGCGATCTAAATAATGACGAGCTTTGCGCAGGTCTTGACACTGAAGATCTTTATCTACGTGCTTTAGATTATAGCGTGTAACATACTTGATAATATTTGCTTGATCCCAGTTCATCTCCCACGAACGGATATAATTACTAGTTTCAATTCCTTTATTATAGTGAGGAGGGTGGTCTACCATGCCTTTTTCAAGCATATACTTCTCTTCTTCTGCAATAAGTTCCTCTTCACTAAGATCATCGTTGATAGTGGCATCAGCGTCTTCAAAGTCAACGAGATTGGCTGTAATAACTTCCATTGGTTCGTCGTTTTGAGTTGAGATAATTTGTCCAAAAGCATCTTCAGTGAGATATACCTCATGCTCATCTTTGCCATATTGCACAAAAGCAGACTTCTTATCCTCTTCAGAGTCGTGCATTTCGACTTCAGCAGAACTTTTAGCTGGATAACCAGGAGGCACTGTACCATCCTCATTTATCTGCTCTGGTTCCGGCTTGATCTGTCTTCTTTTAGTTTCTCCGAAATACCTTTCAAAAACAGTTTTTCCTCCGTCAGGAGATTCAAAAATCTTTACTCTATTAGTTTGTGAATCTAGCATCCTTTTATGCTCATCCCATTTCTTTTCTTCATATGGTGATAATGGCTCAGTCATACTAATCTCCTAGTTTTTTCTTTATCGCAATCAGGAGAGTGTTTAAGTTTTCTTTCTTGTTTAGATTAGTTCCCATGACTTCTATACCAAGAATATCTTCTAACTCTCTTAACATAACTTTGACGGTTAAAGACTTAGATTCGTCATGAATCTCAGGTTTTTCGTAAATTTTTAATTGAACCAACTTACTTATAACACTTCTGTAACCTTTATCAAAGATGTTTGCTAACTCATATACATCCTTTACTCCCTCTTCAGAGTAAAGTTTAATGAGTTCTGCCTCTTGTTCATCACTCCAGGCTTTAATACTCATAGTCATTCTCCAGTTCTAATTCTAATTGGGTATTCCATACGTATCTTTGTGCGACAGCTTCACTTGCTTCTTGAAGTAAAGGCACTAAAGAACTGACTTCATCAGCGGGCATGGAAAACCCTGTTTTTGTAGGATACCATTGCCCCGTATCTCCATCCATCGTATATTCTCTGATGTGAAGATACAGAGTATCTCTAAATTCATTAATAGTTACTTTTACCGCGTTTCCATTTGGTTTGTGAAATGCGGTTCCAAAATCAATATTCATACTACTACCGGGCTAACATTGATTGATTGTTCTTGATTGATAAAATTTTTTAACCACTCGGACATAGGATACGCTCTAAAAATCTGAACTAACGCATATCTATTTTTTGTACTAGAGAGATTTTCCATACCGTGTTTCACTTTGTCAGGATCAAAAATTACACTTTCTCCTTGTTTTAGAGAAAATTCGTGAAGCACTCCATCGACTTCAAACTTGTAAACAAAATTGTCATCTCCATTAAGAGCTGTAATCAATCTCAGCCTGTAATCTTCTTTAGATTTTGCCGCTGTGTTGTTATCGTCGGTGTGTAGTTTAACTGTCGAATTAGGGCTCTGCTTATGAATCCGGATTCTAGTGGTGTCTAGTTTAAAAAAATCTACTATATCTGCTATATCATCAGAAATTTCGTACAATTTTGTATACTTAAAGTCTTTAGGTTGTTCCAAAGGATTAGACCTATAAAAGTCATATACACTACCAGACTCACTTTTCAGAGCTATCGCTTGGACTGGTCCTGCTAGATCGTAGTCTGTGTGATCTTTATATTTTAGATGATCTAGCCAGTAATTTTTAAATTTTATTACTGTTTTAGCTCTCATAAACATAGTCTTTTATCCTAGTTCCTTCAGCAGGCTTGTCTAAGTAGTCTTTACCTAAAATCCAAATGTCTGGATTTTTTTCTTTGATCTGTGAAATCCAGGTATCGTAGCAAGATTTGACTCCTGATAATCCTCTCATATACTGTGCATTGACAGTATGAAACGCATTACTCCACCAAATTAAACTATCAGGTTCAGGGGTAATTAAAGATGTAATTTTTTTAGGGTTCTCACAAATATCGACATGTATGTAAGAATGTTTTAACTTTTTATAATCTTGCCAATGGTTTCTAATATTTTCTGCTGAACCCCACCATTTTATTTCTCTATTCCAAAGCTCATGTTTTGTTTTCGTCTCGGTATCAACCCCTCCAGTTTCATTAAATTGATACTTTTGTAGAGCCCAAGAAACAAAGTCATGATAATCTTCACCGTCCCACTGCTCTAGTAAAAGCTTTTTAAAAGCTAAAGATGGCTTACTATAGTCAAAAAATACAACCTCTGTGTCTGGGTAAAATCCATACTCATTAAGAATCATATTTGGCTTAAAACTAGCTGCAACAGAGTATAATTTTTTTATTGGGTCTGGTTTGATGTATTTAAGATCGACGTAGTTTTCAGTATTCCAAAGAAAAACACAAGTTGGCGCGTAAGTTACGATATTATTTATCCAACTAAGTTGTTTTGCTAACTCTTCTGCACTAGACTTAGGGTACAGGTATTGTTTTACATCTCTAATTTTTGGATGAAAATTATATACAGTTAAATCATTTTCAAGAGATGTGTTAATAAAATTCCAGCCATCAACAAGAGGAGTACAAATCGTAAGTTCCTCAGTAGGTGCCAAAGAAAGAGGTGTATAATCATCATGAATATCTTTTGCGTGTCTTTTTGCTTTTACAAGAAACTCTTCCTTGCTAGATTTAGATCCGAATACGGGTTTATCAAATTTTTTATAGTAGTCCAGGTTTACAAGTAGACACTGTTTGTGTAACCCATAGTACCCCTCATGACCCTCTGGGTTATTAAGATTCTTTTTGTTTTTGTCCATAATGTGACCAGTGACAAAAAAGTTTTGTTTATCAATCCATTTTTCTATGTGCCTAAAAAATGCTGCATCTTGTATTATATGACCAACAGACTGAATTAAACAGTATTGAACGTCATGCTCCAATGCTTTATCTAAAACTTCATTAACACTTCTGCCATGAACCATTGGACCAAAATATTTAAATCTAGTGAAAAATTCTGTTATCTCTTTAAATTTTTCGTGTTTTCCAATGTGACCTGTAAAACTAGGATCGTCATAGATACCTACAACGTAGTTTTTATTAAGACCCATTTTTCTCATAGCTATTTTCTACAATATTCTTAAATTCTTTTGATTTGATTCCGTGAACTATGATGTGGTATCTATCTTCGTCACTGTCATTGAAAACAGCGTGAGTATTACCGACGTCTAATAAAAGAGCTGTCCCAGGAGTAAAGGGTACATACCCTTTTTGGTTTTTCATTTTCATTTTACAGCCTTTTGGGTTGTTCAAGGCCATGTTAACAGGAGAAAGTGAATGATGATCTTGATCTTCATGAGGGGTGATATACCCACCAGGCTCAAGTAACATATACCTAACCCGATAATAACTTTTGAAGGGAAACTGCGTCTTAAAGTAGTTGTGAGTGACAGGGCAGTGGTCAACTATGTCTGTCCAACGATATGGAGTCTCTTCATGAGAATTATAACCATACTGCACATAATGATTAGTTTTTTTATGGTCTATACCATGAATACATAAGCTTCTCCAACCTTTATGACGATAGCCGCCGCTAGCAGCGTCTCCATCTTGGTCTCTATGAGCAACAAAATAATTCTTAAGTGCTATAGCTTCTTGTAGCATCTCCTCATAGGGAAAAACTATGTCGAGTTTGAGCCAAGGTAATTTACTTTCGTTAACAATCCAATCATACGTTTTCATATAAATCTAATAAATCCTCGTCAAAAGCAAAACTAGTACCGCATCCACAAGAGGCCTTTGCTCCAGGATTGGTTACTTTTAGCATCTTATTCATACCTTCAGTATACAGGTCTACTTCTGATCCATATAAGTATTTAACACTCATGTCGTCAACAATAGCGGGAGGATTCTCACTAAATAGAATGTCATGCTTTTCTTGGTAGTCCGCAACATCAAGAAGATAATTAAATCCCGAACACCCTCCGCCTTCGATTCCAAGTCTAAAATATTGACCCTCTTCAAGATTTTCTGAAATAAAAATCTGAGCTTTCGGTGTAATTGTTGGAAGTTTACCATTGAAGGATTCATCGATATTTGGAGCATGTCCGTGAAAATCATCTAAGATTTTTCTATCAAGGTCAGACTGTGGTAGGGGTTTATTTCTTAACCTCTCAACTTCAGCCTTATCCGCCATTTCCTCGAGTTCTTCAAAAAATTTGTCTAAATCATCTATCATTAAGCACCTCCATAATTATTATACACTACGACTTATCTAAGTCAACCTCTGACCGTAGCAGGTCTGTCATTCACTTCCTTAAAAATAGATAAATACTCTTGAGTTACTTTTGTCCATGTATTTACTAATTCAAGTGTATTTAACTTATCGAAAAATTGTGCGTCTTTGTTATGAGAATGATAAATAAATTTCATCTTATTAATCAAATCCTCTGATTGAGGCTCGTTATAAAATGTATGAGTACTCATTAAAGTAGCAGCGTCCCCAGGTTTCATCGCAAACACATTTGAATCTTGAATATTTAAGTTTTGCCTTTCTACATTGATCCTAATTCCAATGTCTTCTGGAATAAAATCGTCAGTAGGGCCATTTGCAGGAATTAAAGGTAGACATCCACATGCGGTGGCTTCTTGTACATGCATTCCGAATCCTTCAGCTCTGTAAGGATGTACAACTACTTTAGATGCTTTATATATTGATGCCATTTGCTCTTGCGTCAGTTCTTCGTCAATGTATACAATCCTAGAGCACCCTGTTTTATACTGCATTTTAATTATTTCGTTAAGAATATTATTTTTACCATAAATTTTAGGATTGTCTTTGATAATTAAAGTAGCCTTATCATATTTCTTAAAAGACTTTCCCCAAGCATTAGCTAAAATATCTAATCCTTTACGCCACTGAGAATTACCAACATATACAAAGTTGAATTCATCAGGATTTACTAATGGGTGTAAATCTGTTGGATCATCTTTATTAAAGACTTTTTCGTCAAATCCGTTAGCCACTGTAAAAAGGTTACTTGGTTTCAATCCACCTGTTGTGAACACGTTAGCAATGTAGTTACTTGGGACAATCAAGGCATCTGCAAAAGTTTCAAACTTGTATTGCCACTCGAATAAAGCCTTTTCGAATTCCCAAGGTTGGATATAAACTACTTTAGTATTATCGTTAACAGGCCACTGCCAAATGGGAGGGTATGAATGTCTTACTTGAACATCAATATTCTCTAATTCTACTTTCTCTAACTCTTTTAAAGTTTTTACATCTGATTTAAGTAGTCCACTCTCAGGACTATACTGGTCAAGAGCAGTTATACAAAAGGTAACTCCAAGCTCTTTTAATTTTAGAGCAAGGTTTCTATTGATGATTGATAAAGAGTGATTATCGTAAAATTTACCAACTAGTTCTAAGTTCATTAGTATGCCCTATTCAAATATTGCTGTACATACTCAAAAAGAAATTGAGTTTCAATTGGTTCTAGTGAGGGCCATTGAGCGTCCCCTAAACCAGATGTTTTGAAGTTTTTTAACTGTTTATAGTTCTCCATATCAACTTGACTCCAAATTTTGTAAAAAGGGTCTTCTTCAACAATATTAGAGTGTCCAATATTATGAATCTTCTCATGTAAATCTTCACTCTTTCTACATAGACTAAAGTGTAGGGCTACTAAAGGAGAAAGTATTCTGTTAGTGCCTGCGGCACTTTGGTTAGTCCATCTAGCATAGGTAAATGTATTGTTTTTGCTAGTGACAACTCCTTGATTTTCTCCAAAAAAGGGTGAGCCATCTTCTTCTGCAATGACTAACGTGGTATCCCCTATCTCTTTGTAAGGAGTAGCCCAAGTCATGCAGATATCATGAGTCTCTCTATAGTCTTCGACTAAGGGGCAAAAGTCATAGAAAAATTGTTTTGGATTTACTAACATTTCATCAGCGTCAAAACTGAAAATCCAATCATGAGAGCACTGATCTTTGAGGAAGTTACGTTCATAGTTATCATTCTCGATTGCAACTTCACTTTGAACAAAGTCTTCCTCTACGATAGAGATTTTTCCATCCCCATCAATTTGACTAAGCTCTGACCATAACTTTTGCTCATCAAACGAAAAAGAGTTTTTACTCCAGGTTATCCTATTTTTATCTAACCCAAGCACAATCTCATCTACATAGTTGTAGTATTTTTCAATACTTTTAGGTAAATAATGTGCGTCATAGCTGATTAGACTGATGGCAGATTTTTTAATCATTAGACACTCTTTTTAACAGGTACAGTTGTTTTACTCGCTACTTTTATAGGAACAGCTTTCTTTTTAAATCCAATTACTCGAATCCCGCTATAATACTTAGTTGCATCAGATAATCCACCAGATACACGTATTTCAGAGTACTGAATCGTGAACTTATCTTGGTGCCTAATAATAGACTTGTTAAGTTCCTCTGCATGTTGCGCATTAGATTGTGAGGTGAAGACAACAACACACTCCTGTGTCATTGCTGGCAACACATTATCAAAGAAGTCATCATACACTTTTTGATTTACTGGTGATACATCAAAGTGGCAAACGTCAAACTTAGGCATCTTTTTGAAGTCCACATTTTCAAAACTGCCTTGCTCGATTGAGATTGCCCCTGGAATTTTTGTTTCAGGATGCGAATCATATCTTTCAATATTTGCCTTTAGCTGAGATTCAACATTGTAGTGGATATGACCTTCAGGGGCCCATTTATTAGGGTCTCTATCATCATACTTGAAGTGGTCAATTCCAACAGCTTTACAATCGTTACCCATCACTGCTGAGATAATTGTAGCTCCTCGGCTAACACCTACTTCTAAGTAGTTAATTTTTCCCGCTGCACAAAGATTGTTAATAAAACATCTTTGTCTAATAGATGAAGCTCCATATAACTCTCTTTCTCGCTCTGTAATCTTCGATCGCTCATTATCTGACTGGTCTAAGGCAGCCATTACCCACGCATGATTTAATTTAGACATTATTTCTCCTTCTGATGATAGCTTTATCTATCCAGTAAAAGGGTAGATAAATAATAAGTAACGCACACATCAATGCTAACGCTGGGATTACGAAAAGTATAATACTTGTAAAAAACCAAATCCAAACCAAAGATAAAAGGAAAGGACCAGCACTCTCTTGACGTTTTTGGATTGATTGTGTTAGTTGTTCTTTTGTTATAAATACTTTATCCATTTTTAATCTCTTTGTCCAGCGTTTTGTAAAATTTTGAATTGCCCCATTTCGTCTGCAATCTCTGCAGGTTTCTCATTTCCATCGCAGCTTTTGATTGAGTTTTTATCCGCTTCGTGTCTCTAGATTCGTGATGAAAGAGTCGGACTGGAATCTGATATATACGTTCACCGGCTTCTCGTCCTCGAAGGCAGTAATCCACGTCTCTGTTGTATGTCCATTCGTAAGAGGGGTCGAAATCCCCAACCTTGTCAATAAAGGATCGTCTAAGATAACATCCTCCAAACGTTGTCCATGCAACTTCCCTAACTGAGTCGTACTGACCTGTATCGAGTTCCAGCTCGGATTTAAAAGTTTGTCCATTTTCAAGTATGAGTCCACTTCCAAAATGATCTGGTTTTTCATCTGTAAACTTTCCGCCACCACATTGTACAAAATATCGATCTTCTGCATCTTTTGCGGGGTAAAGAAGTAGGCAACCAAACATTCCTGCCTTTGGGTATTGTTGAACATAGCTTTGTACCTCTTCAAACCAATCATCATGATGGGCTGACATATCTGCATGAAGGATAAATATGTCATCTTCAGGAAATTTGTTCCACATTTTTTGGAACATAAGATCACATCCTATACCTGCAATGTCTTTTTCATAGTAAATATCTAAATCCCAGAACATATCTTGATGTTGTTTAATTTCGTCATCAAATACATAGGGAGTAATAATTTTAACTGCCATTAATCTTCTCTTTTATTTCATCAATCCTTGTGATTATCCATTTTTCAACTATTTCTTTTTCTTCTTCTGACATATCCCAACGTTTTTTTGCATCACTCACTCTAAAATCATGTATTTCCCATTGAAGTGCGTGAAGTAAGTTATGGTCTACACTAGAAATATTCATCAGATTAGTTTCTCCGTCCATGTTTTGGGTGTCTGCTCTGTTACTAATTCAAGCGGTAAATGGTATTCAAAGTCTTTTTTGATTGGTCGAATCCAATTAACCATTTCTTTCACAGTTTGCTCCATAGGCACTGATGCGTTGTAGTTAAATTCTTTCCTTATTTTGTCACTTGAACAGAATGCATTCTTAACTTCTCTAGGTCTATCTGGGTAGTAGTCGATACTTCTATACTCCTCACAATGATAAATTACTTTACCAGCAAGATCGTTGATTGTTATCTCATTTTCATCTGGACCAATGTTATATACCTGTCCACATAAATCTTGTCTATTACTTTCGATGATTCTGTGAACTGCCTCAATACAGTCCCTTACGTTTGAAAATGATCTTTTTTGCTCTCCATCACCATACACGATAATGTTTTTGTGATTTAGAACACGGTTGATCATGATACCTACAACGTTTCTAAATGGATCGTAGTACCGTTGTCCTACTCCAATAACGTTATGAGGAACGACTGTCACATAGTTCAGTCCATGAATCTGACTCAACATTTCTAGGTGTTGTTCTGCTTGAACTTTAGCCAAACCATAGGGGTCAACAGGTTTAGTAGGCATGTCCTCTGTAAATGGAGGTTTTTGATCACCATATCGAGCCATAGAGCTACAATTTACTAAGATTCTAACGTTATTGTGTAAAGCAGCCATAGCGACCGCAACTGTTCCTGAAACTATACTAGTTGTTGTAATTGTAGGAGAAAATACACTCAAGCCTTCATACGGAAGCGAGGCAGTATGAAAAACCGCATCACAACCCGCCATGAGTTCCTTCATTAAATCTAAATCAAGAATATCTCCTCTATGATATTCAGCTGCTTCAGGCACATTTCCCTCAACCCCTCCTATCATATTATCTACACCGACTACTTCATATTCACCTTTTGCAAGTAAATATTTAGCCATTGTTGAGCCTAAGAGGCCGCTAATACCTGTAATAAAAACTCTCATTAACCACTCACATATGTTTTATCATTTGGTCGGAACCATACTTTTTGTTCATGAATTCGTCCTAATAGTTGTTGTAATTCATCAAGCTCCTCTCTAAGTTGGGGAGATGTTTCTCCGTTTGCGATTGCTAATCCTCTGCGACCTGCCTTCGCTCTAAGAGCCTGTTCAATAATTTCAATATCTCTAACTGAGAGATTAAACTTTTTATTTGCCTTTACCATACCCATCTCTTTTGTTTGTAATGATTTATCAACTCTGGCATATGAACGTCAAATTCTTTTTTTGGTTTCCAACCAAGATCTTCAAGAGGTTTACAGGTGATAGAATATCTAATATCTTGTCCAGGTCTTCCATAGGTGTAGTCTATATGGTTAGATAAGTCAGGGACGTCCCTAGTGACGCTACCCATAAAATAAAAATTAATTATTTTTTTAACCGTTTCAAAATTTGTTTGTTCAAAATTAGCTTGGATATTATAGATGCTGTTTCGTCTACCTTTTTCATAAATCAGTATCATGGCATCAGCAGTATCCTCTGAGTGAGTCCAAGACCTAATAGGTTTTCCTTCATTATGTAGCTTTATCTTTTTACCTCTCATTAACCTTCTGACTGCAGTAGGAATGAGCTTTTCTGGGTACTGATGATATCCATAATTATTAGAAGGTCGAGCTAAGATGTATTCTAACTTGTATGTCCTTGACCATGCTTGAATTATCATATCAGCAGCTGCTTTGGTGGCTGAATAGGGATTACTAGGATTTAAAGGAGATTTCTCATCAAAACTACCTTCCTCTATGTCTCCATAAACCTCGTCTGTTGACATATGAAAGAATAATGGCATATTGTGCTTATTTTGAACACTGTTATGAGTAATTAGTCTAAGCAGATTTTTAACACCATCAATGTTTGATTTAATAAACGAATCTATGTTTAGAATACTATTGTCTACGTCACTCTCAGCAGCAAGGTTGAAAACAACGTCACACTCTGGAAGTCTGTCTAGTTCGCAAATATCTGAGTCAACAAAATTAAAAGATTCTCTAAAGTCAATCTCTAGAGATAGTAGTTCATCGGTGTTTGCAACGTAGGTAAGTTTATCTACGCCATAAACATTCCACCCACTCTCTAATAATTTTCTAGTTAGGGTGATTCCAATAAAACCAGCGCATCCGGTAACAACAGCTATTTGTTTCATAACCCCTCCGTAATAGAAATACAGGAAATTCTGTCATAAATAAATTGGGATATTGGAAATCCTCTCAATGGTCGGTAGTATTTTTTCACTTCTCTATCATTGAAGTTTTCAATGTCTGTTGGATTCTCATGTATAAAAGGCAAACAATTAGGAAAAAAATTATCATCTCCTCTATGTGGCCAAAAATCACCTACTACATCTCTCATCTCATACCTAAGTTTATAATAAGAATCTCTATAAATATTCGCTAAACTATCTATATCACCTAAAGTGTCCCACCATTGTAAAATACCTGCTGCTGATATTTCACTCATTTTATAGTTTCCTCCATATTCGTTGAAAACGCCATCGATCATACCAAAATTTACAGCTGCTCTAACAAATTCTTCATATTCCCTATCAATTATTACAAGTCCACCCTCTCCAAAACCAATTGGTTTAGTATGGTGTAGAGATACAAATGAACCTGTTCCATAATTCAAGCAATTTTTGCCTTTATAAAAAGAATAAGGACTAGCGGCGTTATCATAAATTATAACTTTATCTTCTAGGTTATCCTCTATTTGCTCTAACTCGCCTAGATGACCAAAACAATTAGTTACGATTACGATGTGAGCAGCGCTTTGGATGTATTCACTTGAATAATCTATCATACAAGATTCATTAACATCTACAACTAGAGACCCTGATGCTGAGCCAATAGAGTTAGTAGCAAAAGTAAAGTCTTGAGTACAGACTCGTTTTTTAAGATTATTACTTTTTCTTCTTACAGCATCTATCATAGCAGAAGCAGCAGTTGTCCCACTGCTTGTTGCAATAATGGCTTTACTATCGTCTATTTTAAGCATCTCTCTTGCAACATCTTCTAGGTGTCTAACTGCCCATCCGTAGTTAGAGAAGTGATTACTATCAATCGCGTTTTGGAGATAATAATTGAACTTGTCTTGTGAGAAGCTTTTTGGTTGAATAAATCGTATCATTTTTATAAAGTGCTAGTTTGTCTGTATCATACTTAAGATCAAAAATTTCTACTTTGGATATCTTGCCTGCTTTCTCAAACATATCACAGGTTGTTTTGACTCCGTTTGTGTATCTGCCGTGTTCATCATATGTGTGCCAGTCGTCAAATAGAAGGTAAGGAATTTTTAGATTGATACAGCTTTGAATATCATTTTGAACTCCTTGATGAGTATGATCACCATCTATAAAAGCTAAATCAAATGTATCGTGTTTTAAGGTATTCTCCATATACTTACTATTAAGTAGGTGAAACCGAAATCTATCCCCAAAGTGTCCCTTAACAGCTTCCGAAGCTTTGATAGTGTCTTTGTGTATTCCTAAGTCTACTGAAGTTACCTTACTTTTCTTATCTGGACAATAATCTAAAAACAAAGTGGCACTATGACCAATATTAAATCCTATTTCTAAGATAGTCTCAATGCCATACTTATTATACAAATGAATCACTATCGGTTTAAGTATATCAAAGTCGTCCCAGTGTCCTTCAGGAGACTCAAACTCTTTTAAAAAGTCATACATTAGCCCAATCTCTAAAAGGAGACACCCATGGATTAACACAGTGAGTTGCTAATCCAGGTAGGGGAGAAATAAAATGTCTACCTTTTTGAGTAAGCTTAAGAAATTTATTATGATCACCTAAGTTATAATGATGAATTTCCTTATCTTGTTTGAAATAACCTACTTTACCTCCAAAAGTTCCACAAGTGCTAGGTGTAGTTCTCCAATGAACAAAATTAGATATGAATAGTTGTGCCTGAAGCCCTGCGTACCTCTGAGAATATTTATCAGGGTGATCATACAGACTAAAGTAGTTTACTTTTGGGTATAACTCGTATAGGTTCTTTAAGACAGTAACCCATCCGGGTATGTGAATATAATCGTCTTCTACAATGTAAATAATATCCTGATCATCTAAGTCTTCGATGTTATCGTAAATGTGTTGATATAATAAATAACCTGATGCCTTCTCTGAGTCTGGGGCTTCTACTCGTTTTTCATATTTGTTACCGTTTTCATCGTGATCAATATATGTTTCATCTCCTTGCTCCCATTCACTTAATAGGGCAGGCAAAACTTCATGAGCATCAATATTGATTACACTATCAGATCCTTCATACTCTCTGTCTAAAAGACCGTCGTGAATGACAGTCAACCTACAGTCTTCTTTAGTTTCAACTAAATTTTTCCAGCAATTTTCAAAAGAAAACCAATCAGGCCTGTTATTCATATTGTGTTTGTGGGAAGTTCTAAAGTAGATGTGAATCATATCTTTATCGGTTTGTAGACGTAAGGGTGGGGGTATCCGCGCTCTATAAACTCGGAATCGTACATGTTGTTGTACCTAAAGTGGCAGGACCATCGAGTAGCTCCTTGATAAAGTTTTCCACTACGATGAACTAACTTTGAGTCAAAGATAAGAACGTCACCAAGTTCCATCTCAACAGGTTCGTAAGGTCCAACACTTTTATTAACGTAACCAAAACCATCTTCTATTTCTTCGCTGACATCCCCTAAAAGGTGAGACCCAGGAGCTATTTCTAGAGTTCCCGTTAAATCATTTAATTCAGCAAGAGGAACCCAGCACACTAAAGCATCTGAGGACCCCTGCATAGACTTTGAGTCTTGGTGCGCTTGAAGAGTATGATTGGAATGTTTTTTAGAGGTGTTAATATTATTGAAGTACACAACAGGACGTGTACAGATATTTACTAAAGGGTCTTTCATAAAGTTTGCTACTTTATACCCTAACATTACGCCTAAATGATGAAGTTGTAAATTCCATTGCGCGTGTTTAGCGCAGTTCATAAATCTATCGTTATGGTTTTCATAGAGGTCGTAAATATCCATAGCGTTAGTATGAGACATTTGTTTTTTAAAAAGTGCTTCAATAGAGTTTTTAATGTTACTTAAAAACTCTTTTTCAATTAAACCCTTAGAGATTAGATATCCGTCTTTGTTGAGATCCATTTTAAGTCCATTGTTGCGTAGGCTATTCCAGTATCGCCAAAACCGTCACCGTTATAAAACATGTGTAGTTTATCTTTATACATAATAACGTTAGGATACGCACACATTGTTTTTTCAAACTCTAGTTCTGGTACTATACCAAACTCATTGTCCCTTGTCCAATTATAACCGTCTTTTGATGTAGCGTGCATAATTCTATATGCTCTATCTTTATTAGTTCTAAATTCATAGGCATGTCTTGTTGAGAACCACATGTGATAAATATCACCTATTTTTACCACACTAGCAGACGAGATACCTGCTTCTTCGCCCTCAAAGTCAATAGCAGTAATGCCAGTTTTATCCCATAGGATACCATCATAGGATACCGCTATTTTTATATTGTAACAGGGTTGAAGATTATTATTTTCATCTGGTTTCCAGTCTGTACAAGATAAGTAATAACCAATATATTTACTGTCTTGTTTCATCACATAAATCGTGCCTGAATAACCTGAATCTATTGTGTCGGGAGATAAAATTGGGCCACGTTTAGTGAATTTTTCATATTTCTCAAATCGATAATGACTTTTAACGGTGCCTACTGAGGTGTA